CGGATACATCACGAAAACGCCAGAGACGTGCGAACGCTACGGTGAACACTTGAGAGAAACAAGCTACCATGCGTCCCGGAACATGCCTCTAAAGGAGCCAAAAGAAGAACGCTTTGTACAGTGGCGTGAGGTAAAAGACAGGAAAGGTTATTACCTGGATAAAGATACTTACTATGAAGGAACAAATAAATTCACTGGATACAAATACCGGTATTACACAATGATTAAATTGGATAGGAGGATTTAAAAGATGTTGATATTAGATGGAGCAAGCGAAAACAAGCTGACTGAACTTGTGAAAGTATCAGAAGAGTTAAATGAAACTTTGAGAGAATACTATCCGGGCGTACATAAGATTATACCGGACAGAGCAGCACTGATCTGGTGTGCGATCGATGGCGAGATAGCAAAAAGGCAAGACCAGATCGATAAAATATTGAATACCAAAAAAGGAGCAGAACAGATTGTACTACGGAGAGCCTGCAGTGAGTTAAAAAAAGAATACGAACAGTACAACCAGTTAATGGAAGAACTCTATGGAGAAGAACTTCTACCAGCCACTATTCCGGAACTGCTGATTGGATCCGTGAAGAGAGCAACACTGGAGATGAAAGAGTCGAACCAAACACTGCAGAATATCAAAGAGGCAATGAAAGAACATGTTTAGAGTAGATATTTACACAGCTGTAAAATCCAGTTCCAATAGTAAAACCATGGGAAAATACGGATTCGTATGTACGTGCGCCAAGAAGTCCGGGGGAATTGGAAAAATCCAAGATACCGGACATCTAAAAGGCACACGGCATGAGACAGAAGTAAAAGCAATCACAGAATGGATTTATCGGAAGTATATATGATGCGATGTATCCGATCACGATGCCATACGCACCGGCGGATAAACCGGACAAAATAGTTTGTGATGAGTTACTCACAGATCCTAAAAATGGAGATTATGATACAAAAGCAATAATTTACATAGAAAAACCGGATGGGAAGAAAGTGAAAATAAACAGATATTTTAAAGAATCCGAAGAATCATTTAAGGAAATATCATGGTTAGAATATCAAATCCGCAGATACAAAGACTGGAGAAGGAGGAAGTGGTTAGGAAATGACGAGGAAAGACATTCTTAAAAAATACGGATTCAGCTGGAGGAGCAATGTCAACCTGAAGGAAGAACTTTCGGAACAGGCGGCAGCAGAATTTGAAGATTTGATAAGAACCCTGGCCGAACATAACCGTGGACCAGCACCACCAGAAACAGGCTGGAAGAAACGGATGTACAACCAATTCATGAAAGGAGCAGACAGATGACACGAAACATGATCATCGGGATATGGCTAACAGCATTCCTGCATCCTATGATTTTTCCGTGTATCCTACACACAGCAAAGGAGATAGAAAAATGGTGGGATAAGAAGAGGGTACTGTGGCACGTAGAGCAGCTCCGGAAGATAGAAGAAAAATATAAAGAATAGCACCAGCTGGTATTGTATCACGAAAAACCAGTCAACATAGATTCCCTCCGGCAAAAGCCGGATGGCAGCAGTCGGAGGAGGAAGGAGTATTGTTGAAGGAAATAAGCGAAGAACAGGCAAAAATCATTAAAAAGATGGTGCTTGACAAAAAAACTAACAAAGCTATAGCGGAAGCTACAGGATTAAAATACTGGGAAGTGAGAGATTATATCCAATATACTGGTTTAGCAGGAGTCAGAGAGAAACCGAGCAGAAGAAAACCAGGAAGAAAGAAGGACGGGTATAACCAAGGAAAATCCGGGCCGAATGGAGACAGACATCTGTGTAAGACATGCATGTATAGAGGTCGCAGGGATCAAACAGGAAACTGCAGTTATATCGAGATAGTAGGACACAGAAGAGGGATGCCGGCAGAAAGGTGTACTGTATACAAAGAAGGAAGGAAAAGACGACAGACAACGTGGTAATGGCTTGAATAGAATATATGCAGAGGGGAGAGGAAACGAAGGTGGACAAGTACGAAGAAAGCTATGAAAACTTGCGCATTGCTATCGTGAAGCAGGCAGCAGATGACTATAGAAGAGCATTAAAAACACTGAGAAGAAGGCCCAAGGATGTAAATGCGCTGCACATGAAAGAGGAATGTGAACGATTTTTTGGAGGGCAAATTGAAAAGTACAGCAATATGGACGGAGAAATGCTGATGCGGGGGATACAGAACAAAATAGAACAGGAGCAATGAGAATGAAAAGAGAACAGTTGAACAGATACAAAAAGAATAAACGAGAAATAGAACGACTGAAAGAAGTTATAGAAAAGCTTCAGGAGCGAATAGACGACATCCCCGTTGTGTCCGGAAAAGTTACGAAAAGCTCTGATGAATTCCCGTATATAGAACAGCACATACAGGTGGAGATGAAAAAACCAGAAGTATTAACACCTTTGAAAAGAAGAATCCGTGAAAAAGAAAAGAAAAAAGATGAACTTACCAAACAGAATGAAGATGTAGAAAAATACATAGAAAATATTCCAGAAGGAATCGCAAAGAGTATATTTGAAATGGTATATCTTGATGGAATGACACAGAATGAAGTAGCAGAATATCTGGGATACACAAAGGGAAGGATATCCCAGATCATAACGGAAACGGTAAAAGATTAAACATGTTAAACTTTTGAATGTGTTATTCTTATAATGGATTACAGAACAAAGTGATCCAGAACGCTGCTAGCCATCTTGGTTGAATACGAAACCGCCCAGAGCAGGAAGCCAGGTATCTATTACGGATACCTGGCTTTTTGAGTACAAAAAACAGTTTGGGGGTGAACTCATGGCGAAAGGCAAATACGAACAGTGGTTAACGCCGGAAGGCTTGCTAAAGATAGAAGGCTGGGCAAGAGACGGGTTAACAGACATACAGATAGCGGAAAATATGGGAATAAGGCGCGGAACACTGTATGACTGGTGCAAAAAGTATCCGGACATTTCGGACACCCTAAAAAAGGGAAAAGAAGTGGTTGATCGGCAGGTGGAGAACGCTCTGCTGAAAAGAGCGCTCGGTTACAAATATGATGAGGTGACATATGAAAATGGCACTGAAACGAAAAGAGTAACCAAAGAAGTAGTGCCGGATACCACAGCGCAGATCTTCTGGCTGAAGAACAGAAAGAGAGACATATGGGCTGACAGACAGAATATAGAATTGTCACAGCCAATCGATGATTCCATTAAGGAAATGGAGGCATATTTTGAACAGCGAAAAGCAGGAAGTTCTGGACCTCCTGTGGAATGAACCGTATAAGATAGGACAATGGGTAGGATTTCAGGACCTGACCACTTTACACAATAAGTGGTTGAGGTCCTTTCTGTATGCCGATGAAGATCAGACGCTTCTGGCGCATCGAGGCTCATATAAAACAACAGCCCTGTCATTGTTTCTGGCTATCCACACGATAATAAAGCCGAACGAGAACATAATGTTCTTCCGAAAGACGGACGATGATGTGACGGAAGTTATCGTACAGGCACAGAAGATACTGAGATCTGGTGCGATGTCGCACATTGTAAACACATTATACGGAACAGATTTAGAATTTCTGAAAGAGAATACGTCAGAAATACATACAAATCTGTGTACATCAAGTAAAGGTATATCCCAGGTTGTCGGATTAGGCATCAAAACATCAATGACAGGTAAGCACGCGGATATTGTGATCACGGACGATATAGTCAATCTGAAGGACAGAGTCAGCCGTGCAGAGCGTGAAACAACGAAGATTCAGTATATGGAACTGCAGAATATCAAGAACAGAACGGGGCGATTCATAAACACCGGTACCCCGTGGCACAAAGAGGATGCGATATCCCTTATGCCAAATGTGAAGACATATGACTGCTATTCCACTGGACTGATCACACGTGATGAGCTGGAAGTGATCAGAAGCAAGATGACAGACAGCCTGTTCGCTGCAAACTATGAAATGAAACATATCGCCGATAAAGATGCGATGTTCCAGAACCCACAATTTATCAAAGATGAGTCACTGATCTATGACGGCATAGCTCATATCGATGCGGCTTACGATGGAAAGGACGGAACAGCGTTCACGATATTCCATAAACTGGACGATGGAAGAATCATAGGATTTGGCAAGAGATGGGACAGACATGTAGATGACTGTCTCACAGCGATATCTTACCTTCACAAAAAGTATCGGGCCGGAACGATAGAGAACGAAGACAATGCAGACAAGGGCTATCTGAAGAAAGAACTGAAAAAAATCAGATTACCAGTTCATGGGTATCATGAGGACATGAATAAATACATCAAGATCAGCACGTACCTGCGAAAGAATTGGAAATCCATCTGGTGGCTGGAAGATACGGATCCGGAATATATCAATGAGATTCTGGATTACAGCGAATTTGCAGAACACGATGATTCACCGGATAGCGCAGCGAGCCTGCTGAGAAAGATGTCGAAGAAACAGGCGAAATATAACAGAGGAGGGACATAAAGTGTTTCGAGTACCGGAAGGGACAGAAATGACGCCGGAACTGCTGGCGAAATACATGGGAAAACACAAGAGAGAAATAGCACTCAGATATAAAAGACTGCATGATGCATACGAAAATAAATATAAGATTGACAGACTTCCAAAAAAGGAAGCGTATAAACCGGATAACCGTATCCCGGTTAACTTTGCGAAGTATATAACAGATACATTCAACGGATTCTTCATCGGTATCCCGATCAAGACACAGAGTGACGATGAAGCGGTAAATACATACATAGAATTTCTTGACCAGTACAATGATCAAGACGATAACAATGCAGAGCTGTCAAAACTCTGCAGTATTTATGGAAAAGGGTATGAGCTGTATTACAACGATGCAGAGAGCAATATAGCGATAACATACCTGTCGCCAATGGATGCTTTCATGATCTACGATGAAAGTATCATCGAACGACCATTATTCTTTGTAAGACATTACAGGGATTCAAATAACGTGGAAAGAGGAAGCTGGTCAGACGGCCAGATTGTACAGCACTTTGTGAATAGAGGATCGTACGTATGGGACGGGGAACCGGAACAGCATTTCTTTGATGGAGTGCCGGCGACAGAGTATTCAGAGAACAAGGAACAGATAGGAATCTTTGAAAGCGTCCTTCCAATGATTGATGCGTACAACAAAGCGATATCTGAAAAGTCCAATGATGTAGATTATTTCGCTGATGCATATCTGAAGATTATAGGCCCGAAGGTAGAGCCGGGGGATACTGCTCACATGAGGAGCACGCGAGTGATGAACTTCGAAGGCGAGAATGATGAACTATCAAATGTGGTCGCCGAATTTATGGAGAAGCCAAACGCAGACGGCTCACAGGAGAATCTGCTGGACCGACTGGAGAAGCTGATATTCCAGATCAGCATGGTGGCGAACATATCAGACGAGAATTTTGGTACAAGTTCCGGGATAGCGCTCAAGTACAAAATGCTGAATATGAGCAACCTGGCCAAAACGAAGGAAAGAAAGTTCCGATCAGGAATGAACCGGAGATACAAACTGATCTTTTCGAATCCGGCAGCAGGAATGCAGGAGGATGCATGGGTGGGAATCAAGAGCCACTTTACGCAGAACTTCCCGGCGAACCTTTCGGATGAAGCGGATACAGCCGGAAAACTGGATGGAATAGTATCGAAGGAAACACAGCTGAAATCATTGTCTATCGTTGATAATGTGCAGGAAGAGATGGAGAGGATGGAGTCAGAAGAAAAGGATCCTGTAATGATGCAGGTATTTGGAGGCAAGAAGAATGAGCAGTCGGGAGTACTGGAAGAACCGGGAAACAGAAGCGAAGAATCGTAATGTTCTTGAAGAAGCAGAATATAACCGCCGGATTCAGGAGATCTATGAAACAATGCTCGACGAGATAACGAAAGAGATAAATGGATTCTATGCCAGATATGCCAAGAAAGAGGGCATAACAATGGCAGAGGCGAGAAGACGTGCAGAGAAGCTGGACATCGAAGCGTATGCCAGAAAGGCAAAGAAGTATGTAGCAGAGAAAGACTTCTCGGATGTGGCAAATGAGGAGATGCGGATCTACAACCTGACCATGAAAGTGAACCGGTTGGAACTCCTGAAAGCAAACATTGGACTGGAGATGGCAGCAGGCTTTGACGATCTCCAGAAATATTTTGATAAGAAACTGACAAAACGAACACTGGATGAGTTCCGGAGACAGGCGGGAATCCTTGGAAAGAGTGTCATGCAGAATGAGAAGTACGCTCATGCGATAGTTAATGCATCGTTTAAGAGTGCCACCTATTCGGACCGGATCTGGATGTATCAGGGGATGCTGAAATCAGAGATAGAAGGACTGCTGATATCCGGGTTAATCAGAGGACAGAATCCAAGAAAACTCGCCAGGCACCTGACAAAAAGATTCGGAGTATCTGCGTCCAATGCGGAAAGGCTGATGTCTACAGAACTTTCAAGGGTTCGTACAGAAGCGCAGAAACAGTCTTTTATGCGGAATGGATTCGATGAATATGAATTCGTAGCGTGTACGAACAGAGATGTATGCTCCTTATGCAGAGGTTTGGATGGAGAACATTTCAAGGTAGAAGACATGATGCCGGGAGAAAACGCACCGCCTATGCATCCGTCATGTCATTGCAGCGTGGCGGCATATATGGATGATGAAATATATGAGAAGTGGCTGAGTAGCTACCAACAACGTGGACTTTCTTATGAGGAATATAGTCGAAGAGCGAGAAAAACGGAATTAAAACTGGATGATTCTACAGATAAATGGGCAAAAGAGGCAAAACGCGAATTGCACAAATCAGAACAAAGCATAGGAAAACGTACAAAAGAAACTATGGAAATATACGACGCGACAGGAAAGTTTATAATGTCGAAGCGAGGCGGAGAGTCAAGCGTTCGAATTTCTTTGAAAGATTATACAAAATTGAAGAATGCCGTTGTAACACACAATCATCCATCTGGAGGTTCGTTTTCTTTTACTGATTTGAAATTTTTAAAAAGAATGCCGATTTCGGAGCTAAGAGTTGCTGTTTCTGATGGGGCTTATTACATACGAAAACCAGATAAATGGCCAGAAGAACTGAAAGACATTCAATACATGGAAAAAATATATAAACAGATTGAGAAATCCTTGAAATCAAAATATCAAAGAATGTATAATGAGGGCAGAATAACAAAGAGTGAGAGATATCAAATGTATCGAAATGATGTAAATAAGACTTTCTCAGAAAGATACGGGTTGGAATATGGATACGAAACTTATGAATAAAATATATAAAGAGAAAAAAATTAAAATGAGTGAGATACCGGATGATTTGGACATAGAATCGTTGCCGGAAGATGTAGAAATTATATTGGACGAAGATTTTCCAGAAATGGAAGATTCATATTGGGAAGACTAAAAATCCACTGATCATAATGATTGGTGGTATTTTTATACTCATTTTAGCACAAGGAGGTGACAGGATTGCAAGATATGAATGTTAGTATTATGGGGACATGTTACGATATTCGTTTTGCAAACGAGTATCCGGAGCGATTGAAAGGCGTGGGAGAATATGCAGATGGTTTGTTTAATCGATGTAATAGAGAAATTTATATTTTGAAAAACAAGGATAAAGATTTTACGGATGAAGGAAGAAAACGACATATGAACCGTGTGCTGAGACATGAAATTATACATGCATATTTGGAAGAGAGCGGCTTATCTGCAAACTCGAATATGATATCCGCTTGGGCGCAAAATGAAGAAATGGTGGATTGGTTAGCAATTCAATCATCGAAAATCTTTGCCACATTTCAGGAGGTGGGATGCCTTGATTGAAGTAACTGTCCGCAAGGATGAAATAAAGATATCCGGACATGCAAATTATGCCGTTCCCGGATCCGATATCGTTTGCGCCGGCGTAACAGCATTGGTGCAGACACTGATCAAGTCCATAGAAGACCTGACAGAGGACAAAATTGAATATGTTATATCACCTGAAGGAATGGTTGATATAAAGCATGAGAATTTATCAGAGAAGTCGCGAACTCTGATAGATTCTTTTTTTATCGGCATTTGCATGATTGCCGATGAATTCCCGGAAAACATCCGAATCAAATAAGAGTATGAGCAAGCGTGAACTCGTTAAAAGCTGCGGAGTGTCAGGCGTGGAGACCTTAAACTACGGAGAATGTCAGGCGTGGAAACTATAAGCTACGGGAGAGAAGAAAATCTATAAAACGAAAGGAAAGATAACAATGAGACAGAGAACAGTAAAAGCCATGATTAGTCAGAAGAATGCACAGGAGCAGAGCTGGAGATATGGATTACAGCTTTTTGCAGGAGAAGGCGGCACCGGAGATGGAAATGATGATCCAGGCGACGATGATGAAGCAGACGATGATTCGGATGACGGGAAGGGACGTAAGGAGAAAAAATATTCCGATGAAGATGTTGACAAAATGTTCGAACGGAAATTTGCAGAATGGCAGAAGAAGCAGGAAAAGGCAAAGAAAAAGCAGGATGAAGCAGAACGTCTGCAGAACATGAACGCACAGGAAAGAGCGGAGCATGAAAAAGAGCAGCTGCAGAATCAGGTCAGAGAACTTCTTCAGAAAGACACACTGTCGAATATGGCAAAGACAGCGAGAGGTATGCTGGCCGAAAAGAACATTACCGTGGATGATGAATTGATTGGAATGTTGATCAACGAAGATGCAGAACAGACAAAAGCTTCCGTGGAAGCATTTGCTGTGGCGTTCCAGGAAGCAGTCAATAAAGCTGTGAAAGAACGTCTGAAGGGCAAGACACCAAAGACCGGAGGATCTTCGTCCAAAATGACAAAAGCACAGATCCTTGAAGTAAAAGACAGGGCTGAAAGACAGCGGCTGATTAATGAGAACATGGATTTGTTCAGATAATGGAGGCAGAGAATGAGATATAAAGTATTTAAAGCACTGCAGTTATTTGCTGCAGAAGCAGGAACTATTACAACAACAGATGTGGCACCGGTGATCTCGATTGATTTCACAAGCCGTATTTCACAGAACATCAGAGAACTTCAGGAATTGCTGGGAGTAATTGATCTGGAGCCGATGGCAGCAGGTACAGAGATCAAGATCTATAAGTGGGAAGTATCAGAACTGGCCGAACAGGTAGGGGAAGGAGAAAAGATTGGGCTCACAAAGGTAAAACGTGCATTGAAAGAAACGATTACCCTCAGCCTTGATAAGTACAGAAAGAATACGACTGCAGAGGCAATCCAGAGATCCGGAAGAGACATTGCAGTAAACAAGAGTGATGAACAGCTGATCAAAAAAGTCCAGAAAGCAATCAAAGGATCACTGTACGTCATGCTCAATGCTGGAACTGGAACAGCGACCGGAAAGGATCTTCAGCAGGTGCTTGCGAATTTATGGGCGGAACTTCAGGAGTATTATGAAGACGAGGATGTGAACCCAATCTACTTCATCAACCCGAAAGACGTAGCTGATTATCTTGGAACGGCACAGGTAACCATGCAGAATGCATTTGGATTCACGTACATCGAGAATTTCCTTGGACTTGGAACGGCCGTCATTTCTCCAAAGGTTGCGGCAAAGAAACCGATTGCAACGGCGAAGGAAAATCTCCGTGGAGCATACGTGCCGATGTCAGGAGATGTAGCACAGACATTTAGCCTTACAGCGGATGAGACAGGATTGATCGGAATGGTACATGCAATGGTGACAGAAAATGCAACCGTGGACACATTAATGATGTCCTGTGTGAAGTTCTTCCCAGAGTTTGCCGACGGCGTATTCATTGGAACAATTGCAGGAGCATAGGAGGTAAGAAAGTATGTATAAAGTTATTAAACACTTCATTGATTTACATGATAACGATCATTCTTACAACGTGGGAGACAATTTCCCACGTGAAGGAGTGAAGGTGGAAAAAACAAGGATCCAGGAACTGGCAGGAAGCGACAATAAACAGGGAACACCACTGATTGAATTAGTTGAAGAACCAGAGGAGAAAGAACCAGAAGGCGAAGAGAAGAAAACACCAGCAAAGAGCGCAAAGAAAAAAACGCAGAACAAACAGGAAGAAAAACCTGAGAATTCTGACGAGTAGGGATGAATATGTTTGAGGACTTAAGGATTTTGCTCGGATTACCGGAAGAACTGGACGAAGCAACAGAGAAGATGCTGCTGACAATCCTGAAAGCAGCAAAGCAACGGCTGAAGTTCAAACTTGATGGTTTAGAACCGCCAGAAGAACTGAATTATATCATTGTGGATATTTCAATCAAAAGATTCAATCGAATTGGTTCTGAGGGCACTACAATACATCAGGTAGAAGGAGAAAGCCGCAGCTTTGCGGACGATGATTTTGCAGAATATGAAGAGGATATCAAAAGATACCTAGATAAACAGAAAGACGTGCAGAAAGGAAGGATGAGGTTTATATGAGATACGATACACCGATATACTTCCAGAAACTCACCCCTGGAGAGTATGATCCCACTACCGGTAATTACGGGGAAGATGCGATATCAGAAGATATGAAGTCTGCATCAGTCATGGATACCGGTACGAATACGATGATGCTTGTCTATTCCGGAATCAAGGAAGGCAGCCTTACCATTCACCTGCAGAATCATTACGATCGGCCATTTGACAGGATTCGCGTAGGGAATAAAACATACGGTGTAGACTTCAGTAGAAAACTAAGGACGAAGCAAGTATATGTTGTGTCGGAGGTAATGTGATGAGTACAAAATTGATAGGGTTCAATGAGCTGGAAGTCAAACTGAAGAAAAACATGGATCTGTCTGCTGTTAAGACTGTAGTAAAGAAAAACGGAGCTGAAATGCAGAAAAAGGCAATGCAGAATGCACCGATAGATACAGGACATTTAAGAGGATCCATAACTTTGGAAATCACAGACAATGGCAAAACAGCAGAAGTCGAATCGACAGCGGATTATGCAGCATATCAGGAATACGGCACCAGATTCATGAAAGGAAAGCCGCATGTCCGGCCGGCATTCAATGGGCAGAAAGAAAAATTTAAATCAGATTTGCAGAAATTGGTGAGGTGACAGGATGGATCCACAGCAGGAAATGTTCGGTGCATTACTGGTTGTACTGAAAGAAAAATATAAGGATACAGGAATAGGCGTGTATGATACGTTCTTACCACCAGATGGAACTGAGTATCCTTTTGTGTATATGGACGAATGTACTGAAAATGACCAGACAACAAAAAGAGGCAGGATCGGAGAAGTCAACCAGACGATTAAGGTCTGGCATAATAATCCAAGACAGAGGGGAAGAGTACAGTTATCGTTTGCTGGAGAACGGATTTATTTCAAATCATGAAGATTTAAACAAATTTAATTCCCAGATCGACGACTTGGCAAGAGGGATCCTCAAAGCATTCGGAATCTCGTCTGCAGCACCAGTAGCATCAGCCAAGAAGACAGAACCTGTCGATGGAGAAATCAAGTCGGGTGGAGCATTCCAGAACAAGACCGATAAGTTTGGTACAATCTTATACCAGGCTCACATGAGAGGCATTGGATGGGGCAACTGGCAGTCCGATGGTTTGATGGTAGGTTCTACCGGTCAGAATCGTAGAATTGAAGCGCTTCATATTAAGCCAGACGGAGAGACTGACGTTGCAGTTCATATGAAAGAAATCGGTAATAAAGAATACAAGAACATTAAGAAGGACACGCTGATCGGAACCACCGGACAGAACAGAAGACTGGAAGCAATCCGGATCACCGGAAAGGAATCTTTCTACCTGTACAGAGTCCACCAGAAGAGCATTGGATGGAGCGAATGGGCCAACAACGGAGAGTGGGCTGGTACGACCGGAAAAGGACTGCAGATGGAAGCACTGGAGATTAAGAAATCCATGTTCTCAGTCGAGCCACACGTACAGAGCAAAGGCTGGTTGTCACCAAGAGCCGCAGAAAATGTGATCGGTATCACCGGCCATGCATTACGCCTGGAAGCGATCCGGATCAATCCATACGGAAAAACGATTAAAGCAAAAGCTCATATCCAGAGCAAAGGTTGGGTGGATTACGGCATGATCACCAAAGACACAATTATCGGTACAGTTGGAGAAAAGAAACGTATTGAGTGCTTATGTTTCGAAGGCGACTTCGAATACCGTGTTCATATCCAGAGTTCCGGATGGACAGACTGGACAAAGGCAGACGGAGTAGCAACGCTTGGAACTGTAGGACAGGAACTTAGGATTGAGGCTATTCAATTTAGATAATTTTTGCTAAAATGTAGCATATAAATAGGTAAAAATCCACTTTATAGGTTATAGCAAAAAGGTCATCCAATTCGGACATTGTACCTGCCGTCCGTCACAATACTGCGTCAGTATCGGCTGCTTGACATTCGGTCTGGAAAGATAATCGGCAAACAATTCATCCACTATCACAGAGATCGTATCATAGATATTCCGTTCCGGAATCCATTTGTGATCAA